TTTTATTTTTTTTATTTTTTTTTTATTTTTAGTGGGCTCTTTTTTTAATTCCTTAAGTTGTTTGATATATTCTTTAATTTTATCTTTAATTTTTTGCAAACTTTCTTCATAGCCTTTAGATATATTTTTTTGATGATTACATAATTTTGCAACTTTAATATTTGCATCATTAAACAGATTTAATAATAATGTATTTTTATCACTTTTATTATATGTTTCATATTTCATATTAATATTATTTAGTTCTTCTTGAAAAACGATAGATGCATTATAAGTTCTAAATACTTTTGCTGTTAAATTTTCATCAAATGTTTGTAAATATTTATTTATATCTTGAGATGTAATTAAATCAAATACTTCATCGCCTTTTTTTTTATTTTCTAAAAATATTTTTAAATTTCTATAAATTTGATCAGAAACTTGAACTTCATTTAAATATCGAACCGAATCTTTACCTAAAAAATCTAATTTAACCATATTATTATCTTTTAATTCAACATGTTCAAATCGTAATGATGTTACGCCAACTGTATCTGCTTCATCTGATCCTTTTTCATTACCAACCCGAAGTGCAAAATTATCTATAAAATACAAACCAGTGGCAAGTTGTGCTACTTTTTGATCATTAGAATCTAAATTAATACCATTAATGTTTCTAATTTTATTAATAATTTTTTTTAATAATCTAGCTTTTTCAAATTTACTTTTATCACTATTTGCTTGGAAATCAGACTTACTACCTAATCTAGTATATTTTACTTTACCAGTTATATTATCTTTCCATGATGCCAACCATTCTAATGAATTATCATGAATAATTTTTTTCCATTTATGATTTTTTAAAAAGTCTTGTAATTCTGGTTTTGCGGCGTCTTTAGATAAATTTAATGTAATATCTTCGGGATATATTCTTTTTTTTATTTTTCCTAATTTAGGATGTGATCCACGACCTAAAAATATACCAGGAGGTTCCATTTTAAAATTACCTACTTTTTGTTCTTTACCATCTACAAATGCTATTTTATATTTTAATTCATTTGTTTCACGTTCTAATTTTTCATGTTCTCTATCAGTATCAGATATATGTTTTTTTCTTTCTTTCTCTTTTATAATATATTTATGAATTTCAGTAAAATCACATTTTTCGAAATCATTAATATTTAAATCTTTAACATATTTTTTCCAATCATTCCAAAAATTTTTATTAAATATTTTTGACTTTGTATAATCTGTATCTAAATATTTTGCATACAATGTTGCATATTCTTCAGCAATTTCTGGTAAAATAATATTAATACTATCATATTTAATTGGTATTTTATGAGGTATATATGGTGGTGGAAACATTACTCCATTATGATGAAATTTAGACCATTTTTTAGAACCTCCAAACTGTATATATATAAAATATCTAGCTAATATTAGTGAATTCATTAAGTTATAATAATATTTTTATTATATTATTATTAAATAAAAAATTGAAATTATTATTTTATACTACAAATAATTATAGTTGTTACGAATTATTAAAGCTAACAATAATCCAGTTTAACAACTAGATTTATTGTTAAGCCTTAAACAGGCTTAACAGGCCTATTTACTAGTTTTTGCTAAACTAGACTAGTTTTTTGCTAAACTAGAAAAATGTGCGATTTAGAATTTATATTAGTTGTAGATGCAACTAATTCAATGAATGAGGGTCTTCATGCAATAAAAGAAATAATTGGCGAAGTAACAACCGTATGTAATCTAGTAACAGGAAATCCAAGTGTAACAATCGGTGTTGTAACTGATTATGTAGAATACAATAGAGAGTTTGCAAAAGGTGGTTGTCGTTTTTCAACTAAAAATCCATCAGATATTAGCATTTTTATTACAGACCAGCTCCACAGAGAAAATGGTGGCGCTGGTGGTGGACAAGCTGAAGCATACAAGACATCATTAAATTTAATTTTACAGCAAAAAAAATTAAATAAAGATAAAAAAACAAAAACAATAGTATTTTTCTTATGCGATAATGAACCACATGGCGGTTCAACTGATATAATTGATCCAAGTGATAAAGAAGGAATAAAAGAAAATGAATTCTTGACTAAAAATAATATGATAATCTCTTGGCCAGAATTATGCCAAGCATTTGCAACTGCTAATATTTCGGTATTTACATTTTTATTAAGCACTTGCTATGATCAAAAAAGTTTCGATACATTTAAAACAACATGGCAACGAATGGGTGATGTCATATCAATCCATAAAAATAGATCAGAGATAATTTCTAGTGCTGTTCTTTGTACATTAAATGCAATAATTGATCAACTAACAAAGCAACCAATAAAGCAACCAACAAAGCAACCAACAGAGCAACCAACAAAGCAACCAACAGAGCAACCAACAGAGCAACCAACAAAGCAACCAACAGAGCAACCAACAAAGCAACCAACAGAGCAACCAGATCCAGAACTTTTTTCATTTGATTCAATTATTCATCCAATTATTAAAATAGACACGCTATTAATATTAAAAAATGCAAATCCAAAAACTGTAATTGATGCATTTGATGCATTATTAGATCCAAAAAAACCATCACAAACAATGTGCATAACAACAAATCCAATCATTGGCAAATTTTGGAGACAAATTTGTGGTTACTATAAATTTTTAAACAATGAACAATTTAAGAATCAATGTGATAGAGTATGTGATAAATTTTCACAATGCATGAAAACATTACCAGAACATCTTAAAATACGATTACAAGTTTGGTTGGATATAACATTTAATAAGTTTGAAGAAATTAGAAGATATCAAGCTATTGGAATTCAATCTGATGTGAAATATATTTTAATTTTTAAAGATGGGCGTGAATTTAATAGAGAAGAAATTAAGGCATTTGGTGAAAAATCATTCGTAGATATTGCAGTAGGTATAACTAATCTTGAATGCGTACCAGTTACAGAGCCATTGACTTTGCCAGAAGATGAAGATAGTGCTGCTGATTTTATTCCAACAAATATTAAAAAGATATATATATTTAAATCAGTAGCGCATCTTTTGAGCCCTGGTTTAATGTTTTCAAATCATAAATCTTTTATGGTTGCAATTTTAGCATTAAAAAGCAAAGCATTAAAAGATTTAGCCCATGAATATTTATCCCAAAATGTAGGCAAATGGATTAATTGGGAACTAAGAGCAGATGGTACACAAATAGTACCACTATTTTGGTCTAAAGATTTTTTCAATTTGTTAAAATTAGCACCAGATGAATTATTAACTCCGCATGAGATTGGATTTCGTGATCATTATTTATTAGTATCAAAAGTAATTAGCAATCATAATGCATTTATTCCTATCACGCAACCTCATCAATTTGAGGGAACACGCGAATGCCGAACTTGGAAGCGTGAATGTAAAGCTGGTTGTGGTTTAAAACGACCTTTTGCATTGTTTCCAGGTGATAGCGATATCTGTGCACTTTGTATTAATGTTAATTTTGTTCAAATGTACCCAGACAAATGTCAGAATCCTCTAGTATATATAGATTCAAAAAATATTATAGAATTAAATGAAAATAAAAGCGCACTTGCTCAATGTAGAACATGTACAGCAACTTATGCAGTTGCACGTCCAGATTTATTAATAGTAGAACCAAAATGTCATTTTTGCAGAGGTGGTACAGAAGCACCAATTATTGAATGTTTTTGTTGTCTAAATAAATATATTAGTCCCGGTAATTCTGGTACATTAGCATTACACGAAGCATTTGAACATTATAAAGCACACGCAACAGAACAATCTATTAAATATGCAGAAAAAGTTTATCAAGCAATTGAACAAAATCTATTTATTTGTCCTGGTTGTGTAGAAACACCTACAGACATGATTATAGAAAAAGAAGTTAAAATTGAAGATCTGATTAAAGAAAATCCAATATTAAAGGAATCTATCCCAATTAAACCATATGAAGTCATGATGTCAAATAAAGATCCAGTTTGGAAACGAGTTTTAAATTGTACAAGTAAACAAGAACAAGGAAGCATTGACATGTGTTTTTCCCCATGTACAAAATCATGCTATCTTGTTTCTGATGAGAAACACAAATTATTACACAAAAAATTTTCAGTTCATAATGCAGAATTTGTTATAGATACAATGCATAAAACATTAACTGATCATAATGGAAAAGAAACGTGTCAACTATGTGTAGAAGAAATATCAATAGCAAATATGAAATTAGCATGTGGCAACTGTCCTGCTAGAATATGCAATACATGTATTTCTAGATGCTATGATAATATTACTATTGGCAAGATTATATCTCAAAATAATACACAATGTCCATTTTGCCACCAAATACCAAGATACATAACAGTTAAAAATACAGATTTACGTTGCATTCGAAATCTTCGACCAACAAAAGGAAACAAAGGTATCGTATGCACATGGGAAAGAGAACATATTTATGCTTTGTGCACTGATTGCCATAAAATAGAACCTGCATTTGCTCGCGAATGTACCGTAGGCACCGTAGGCACCGTAGGCACCGTAGGCACCGTAGGCACCTCTGGTGCCTCTGAAATGCCCAATATTGAAAATTTTATTTGTTCTCCTTGCACAGAAATTAGAGAAGCCGCTAGTAAGATGCCAAAGAATATTAAACATTGCCCAAGTTGCAATGCACCAACAGAAAAAAATGGTGGCTGCAATCATATTACGTGTCACTGCAATACTCATTGGTGTTGGACGTGCAATACTGCTCACCCTAGAGCAACTATTTATGATCATATGTCACTTTGTGGTGGTATTTTTCCAAGAGATTTAGCACCAGAAGATGTTGATTATGAATACAATGAAGAAGATGATGATTAAAAATATAAATATATAAATAAAATAACAATTAATTATTAAAATTAACTAATTTTAATAATTAATTATTTGAATTAAATTCGTTCTAAGTTACTTAAAAATATTCCTTGAAAGTATTATAATTAAAATGCAATCAATATTATATGAAAAATTAAAAAAGAAAGTATTCTCTAAAGAAAATATTTCTGAATTATATATTAATATTTTATCAATTAATAATTTGAAAAATTTAGATAATAACATGAAAACTTTTTTAACAACAAAATTAGTTCAAATGATGAAATCTATTTTTGAAAAAATAGATGGTAATCGTATTAATAATAATAATTTTGAAACTATTATTAATGGTTTTAACAGTCTTGTATTAAATAAAATGTCCGATTTAATTAAAAAAAATAATATAGGATCTGGTAACTCAAACCAACATAATATTATTTCTGATAGGCCGCAATATTCATCATTAAAAGAGAATACTCTTAATCCTAGAACAAATGGACCACAATCATTTATGCCATTACAACAATTTAATCAAGAAACTGTTGCAAATAATTTTAATCCATTAGGTTCAAATACTAAATTTAATATTGATGAAACAGTTGATGAAAGATTAATTAGAATTCAAAATGAAAGAATAAAAGAACAAGATATGAATAGAAGACCAATAACACCAGATTTTTCTTTAGATGGTTCTGGAAATAATAAAACAAATGAAATAAATATGCAACAAAATATGCAACATAATATGCAACATAATATGCAACAAAATATGCAACAAAATGTACCAGTTCAAGGAATTGATAATTATTTTAATCCAATAACTGATGAACAATTTATTAAAACTCAAAATACAAATACATTTAATAATTATTTTAATCCAATTACAGATGAGCAATTTATAAAAAACCAAGAAATTGAAACTTTTAATAATTTTGATTCAATTTCAAATGTTGATGTATTTAATACAGGGATTGATCCTCAGAGATTTAATGTTGACGAATCTGTTCCTATTGAAAGTCGATTAGCTCAAATACAAAAAGAAAGAGGGCTTATTGATAATTTACTAAGTAATAACGATGAAGTAAATGCAAATACAAATACAAATACAAATACAAATACTAATGTTATATATCAAAATCAACAACCTCAACAAACTAAACAACCTCAACAGCAACCTCAACAGCAACAGCAACAGCAACAGCAATATCAGCAACAGCAATATCAGCAGCAATTAAAACAACAACAGTTACAGCAACAACAGTTACAGCAACAACAACAGTTACAGCAACAACAACAGTTACAGCAACAACAAATGCAGCAAAAACAAATACAACCACAACAAAAACAAATACAATCACAACAATCAACTCAATTTATAAATGAAAATACATTAAGTGAAATGCAGAAACAATTACAATATCAATTTCAGGCATTATTAATTGATCAACAGAAAAATTTCCAGGATGAAATTTCTAAATTAAAAAATCAGATGGTTAATACACCAAACAATAACAATGTTGATCATTTAAATCAGATACAAATATTAAATTATGAGTTAGGACAACAAAAAATGATAAATGCAGCATTACAAGAAAAAATTAGAAACATTCAATCAAATATGGATGTTAATGTAGAGGAAAAATCAAAATTATTGAATGAAAAAAGAGCAGAATTATTGGGTCAGATAGAAATATTAAAAACAAAATATGAAGAAATTGATAAAATTACTCAACAGAATGAGGAATTAGAAAGCAGTATTATGGCAAAAAGAGATGATATGATTCAATTAGTTAGAAAAAATTTAGATATTTTTAATAAGAATGAAAAAGTAGAAATTATAGATAGTAATGAAAGTACATTAGATAATGGAAATTATGCATGTAGATTATCAAATAACTATAATTATGTGTCTGCAATTGAAATAGTTAATTATAGTTTACCAGATGTAATATATAATATTAATCCACATAATAATATATTGTATTATATAACAGCTGAAGATAATAATATTGATTGTGATAAAGATATGTTTTTTCAAAAAAGGGAAAATGTAAAATTGTTAGGAATTCCAGCGGGAAATTACACGATAGATTTTTTATTAGAAACGTTAAATAAGGTATTAAATCAGGATAATATTGAAATAAAATTAAATCCTGGAAATAATTTTATAACGATTAAAAAAATTAATGATGATAATCCATTAACATTATTTACAGATTATAATCATTATCAGAATAATATATTGGAATTATTAGGTTTTGAAAATCAACAACAATGTAATAATAGTTTTTTATTTACATCTAATAAATCATATGATTTACGAGCAGACAAAACAATACAAATTTATATTACAAACATATCAACAACACAACCAATTTGTAAAATTATGTTAGGTTCAAATAGAATATATCAAGTAATTCAAAAAATGACAAATCCGATAAAAGATATATCAATAGTAAATATAGAAATAAAGGATTCAAAAAATAGAAATATTTACTTGGGAGATAAAAATTTTGTAATAGAATTATCAATTAAATCTATTGGAGAAATAACAGAAATTGATACAGAAAAAGAAGAAGATGAAGAATCTTTATATGATAAAATCATTAATTTAATTAATTAAATAATAAATTAATAACGAGTTTATAAATTAATTATGAATATATAATATAAATGAGTAATGAATCAAGTTATTGGATGAATTTAATAAATATAGATAATAAAAACATAATACATTATTTAATTGTAGGTGTTGCAATAGTATATATTTGGTTTTTATCGGATATATCTGTTAAATATATTATTCCATTTATAATATTGGTAGGTTATATTATTTTGAAACAAGATTTTATTTACAATAAAGAAAAACTCGTTACAAATAAATTATTAAGTATTGAAAATAACATATTAAAAAATAAATACGAGGTATTGAATAAAGAAAAAGAAATTATTTTATTTTTAGAAGAAATTAAAATATATCATATCTATAATCCTAAATTATTTAAAGATTTATTAGAAAGTATAGAATATTTTTATATTAAACGAGATATTATTAGATTAAATATTGTATTAGAATTATATCAATCATTTGTTTTTACAATACCTATAAATTTTTCAAAAAATTTATATATTAATTTATTAAAATTAAAAGATATTTTAGTATCAGCACTAGATGATACTAAAGCAAATATGCAAATATATATACCAGATACATATACAATAATTGATAAAAATTATGGCAATTATATAGAATTAGATACAAATTATAATAATATTGTCAATTTGAATATTAAAGCCAATTAGTAGAATATCCTAAAAAACGTTCTAATTTTTTAATATCTTTTATAAAAAATTTTATTAATTTATTATAAAGATCATCATCAATTATTTCATTACTATTTGCTACACGTTCTTTAGTATAATCATATGAAAAATTTTTAAGACCTAAAAAATTATAAATTTTATTATATTCATCGGTCATATTTTCATTAACATGTTCTGATATTAATATTAATATATTTTCTTTAGGAAACCATGTAAGTAATTTTTTAATTTGCGAGTAATAAAGACCACGTTGCATATAATGATAACTAGCAGTATAGAAATTTTTATTTTCATTTAATCGAAAAGTTAGTTCATTATTAATTGCTTCTTCAAAAGATTCAGATATATTATATGTATTTTTTGCCATTTTCCATGCACTAAAAGCACGTAAAACAGGATTTCTTAGAAATAATATTATTTTTAGACTAGGATTTAGTGATTGAATATATGGAAAAGTAGAATCTAAATACATTAATTCGGGAGTTTTTTCACCTACCATTTTTTTATTATAATTAAAATGATCAGTATACCATTTTAATCCTTTTTTAAGATGTAAATCAAAATAATGTATTTCATCATTATGTAAATATATATCTGGATGTTTTGCTAAATTTATTTGAGCAGAAGTAGTACCACCTTTTTGTGTACCCATTATTATAAAATCAACAATACGATATTTATGATCAGTTATTTGAGCTAATTTATTAATTTTTGTAATTTTAATAAAATTATTTAAATTTTTAATATTGGTACTAAATTTATCAAAAAATGTTTTATATTTTTTTAATATAATAATAAAACTATGAGCCATATTCCATATCATTTTTAAATCATTATCTGATAAACTATTATTAGTTACTATTACACATTCAAATATTGGTGGATTATATACTTTACCATCATATACCATATACACTTTTTGATTACATTTTAATAAATTATATTTTTCAAAAGATCTTAATGAACTTTCATTATCATATATTATTATTGATTTCATTAAATATACTTTATATAAAAAATTGAAAAAATATTTATTTATCAAACACATTAATAGTTTAAGTTATCTCTATTTTTGACAGCTGCAGTTGACATCATGGGTCAATGTTTTGCTGTTACATGTCAGAACTCTGACACTGCATCTATGTGTTCTGATACAAATCGTTCTGACATTGCATCTATGTGTTCTGACACGCCATATCTGTGTTCTGACACAAATCCTGCTGACATCGCATCTCAGAACATCGACCCAAGTATCTCTGTTTATCCTGAAGATGCATTATTTGCATTTTTTTTGGATGTACAAAGTTTATTTCTGCTTCGTAGCTGCAGCAAGCAATATTGTGCTATAGCAGACTATGTTCTCAGACGTTTGCTAGTGTTTCTAGGTAAGGAATATTACAAAAGAACATTTGCTTCTACGATGCCAATTAAAGATGTCTTATTCATCTTACGGAATATGATATCAGAGTCGGGCTTGTATATATCGGGTGGTCATCACCATATCCGTCCGTCAAATGCGAAAGACGTAGTATCCAAATTTGTGTTGGATGCTAATACCTTTACTATAAGTCAATATGTGCCGATGTTAATAGATCGAGTTGGTCATCATTGTATTTATCTAAACGGCTGCATTTACTACATTGGAGGCAGCTATATATATAACAGAACAACTTATCGTACTATAGAAGTCCATGATTTACTTACACAAGAAAGTAGAATACTTGAATCAATCTTGCTACCAAAGAATTTGTTTAACTATGATGTAGTTGCAATTGGTGACAAGATATATATTGTTGGTGGTTATTCTGGTAATATAGTACATCCAGTTGTAGTTAATACTATATACGAGTTTGATCCAGTACACTTAACATTTACATTGCTTTCAACTGAGCTTCCTTTTTATTATACTAGGCAATCTGTGGTCGAGTACAATGGTTTACTTTACATGCCAGGTTATAACAATTCTGAATTACTTATTTTTAATATTTTTACGGGAGAATCAATTGTTGATAATTCAATTGATTTCTATGGCGCAGGATTTATAAAGAGTGGCAATGATTTATATTCTTTTGGACATTTTGGTGGTTATTTTTGTAAATACATTCGACCAAATGAGTGGCAAGTTTATACAAAAACATATATTTATGTTAGTTCTGGCTTTAGTCAAGTATTTTGCATAGATTCTAGATTTATACGTATATCTATGAGTACTTTTGATTGCTTTTCAGATGATGGAACATGGATATCAGATACCATCATTGGACCTCGACATTTAGGAAAAAATGGGGTTCGAGTAGATGATCCAGTAGATGATCCAGAGAGGGAAACAATACATGAAAGACAAGAAAATACAAACTATGGCTCAACACTAATATTAGTTGAGAAAAAATTTTTTAATTATACAGATATGTAAATAGAATAGCATAAATAGAATAGCATAAATAGAATAGATAATAATATATTTATAAATATATTATTGATCAAAATGTTTAATCCATTTATTTGCTTCTAAAATAGGTTTAGTGGTATACATATCAGGTTCAATAAATTCACAAAATTTACCATTTTTTGATGTTTGTAATTTAGTAGTTAAATTCAAAACAAATTTATTTACTGTAAATGTATTATTTACAGATAAAAAACCAGCACTTTTTTCTCCAAATAATTTTACTTTTTTACTATTTAAAAAACAAGATGCAACAAATTCTCCTGCAGATCCAGTTTTTTTTCCAATAATAATTGCAATAGGATATAATGTCTTAATATCATTATTAATATATGATTGATTGCATTTAAAATTTCCATTTATTAAATTACACCATTTTTTTTCATTAAATTTTATTTTTTTATTTTCCCAAGCAAAAAGTGTTGTATTATTAAAAAATCTTTCAAAAGCATCTATTAATGGCCACATATTACCACCACTATGTTTTCTAAAATCAATAATTAAACCATTAAATTCATTTTCATGTAAATTTAAAAATTCAATAATATTTTTAGTATATTGTTTAATATTATTTGTAGATTCACTAAATGTATCATAACTATATAATGTTATTTTTCCAATTTTATTTTTATAATTAAATTTAGTTGATTTATTTATAACTACATTAGATTGTAAATTATTGTATTGTAAACGTATAAAAGAATGTTTATGGTATGCTTTTATTATTTTATTTATAAATATTAAAAATTTATCATCATTGTCAATATTTATATTTAAATAATCAATATTTATATTTTTAAATTTTTCTAAATATACTGGAATACCATATCTAATTATATATTTAATTACTTTTATAATTAATTTTTTGTAATTCATATATTTTATAATTAGATATTAATAGATATTATCAATCTTTTTGTTAAAAAATTGAAAAAAAAACAGTATACTATACTTATAATAATAATATTATCCATTGGATCAAAGAAAACAAGAAACATCCAACAATGAACGCTCTTGCCAAGCAAATAGCAGAACGAGTACAAAACTCTGCAGCTAGTTTAGCACAAGCAGCTAGTGCAGAGCCAGCAGCTAGTGCAGAGTCAACAGCTAGTGCTGAGTCAGCAGCTAGTGCAGATTTAGTAACTGGTTTAGTACCAGCAGCTGGTGCAGAGTATGCAGATATAGCTTTTTTTGCCTTTCTTTTGTATTGGCACTCGATTAGATCTTCAGTAGTACTAGCTTTTACTGTACTAGCAGCATTTACTGCAAGGTTACAAGACTCGGATATCAGTTCAGAGTCAGCTGTTAGTGCAGCACCAGCATTTGCAAAACTCAACCCGGATGTCGTAACTCATATAATGTTGTTCCTTGAACCACGTGCAATCGCAATACTAGGAGAGACAAGTTCTATTCTTCTGATACATTCAGTCAAGTGGGGGGACATCTGGTGGGAATTGCTTCGAATGCATAACCCCAGACCACACTCGCGTAAAAGGGGGAGTTATGCTCTTTCATTAATTCATGCCTTGTACTTCAAACATTCAGGCCGAGTTGCATTTACTTCACAACATGCAAGTTTTGTAATTGGTTACCAAGAAAATGGCAAGTTGTACCAGAAAGAGCAACCATATAGATTTCCTACTGGTGGTTCTTCCTGTGGTATTTATTTCAAAGGACAACTATATATCATCTGTTCAACACAAGATGCACTTAATGCAGTCGCAGATTATCCAGAACCAGCACCCGGACTTCAAGTAATTTTGATAGCAGAAGCTGCCGCATCAGCTGGTGGAGGTGGAGGTGCTGGAGGTGCTGATGGTGCTGGAGGTGCTGGAGGTGCTGGAGGTGCTGGAGGTGCTGGAGGTGCTGGAGGTGCTGATACTACCTTATATTTGCAAGCAACCAACTTGGCAACTGGCAAAATAACCATTATCCGGCTCCCATTTACTGGCGTTTTATCTTTGATCTCGTGGCACGGAAACCTTTGCGCAGTTACACCTAGCAATTTATACGAGCTTGTTGATGGTAGTTGGTCCAGCTATCCTCTACCAACTGATATAATTGATTACAGTTTGATTCAAGACAAAGAAACACTGTTAGCGATAGGAGGTGAGAGAGATGGTAATCCTGTAGCGAATGTTCGTCGTGTTGATCCTATAAATAAGACGATTGAGGAGTTATCTCCATTGTCAAACCCAAGAAGATCCCCCTATGTCTTTACATACGAGGGGGTATTGTATGCAGCGAGTGGTCGTACTGTCGAGAGAAGAGACAAAGTAAGCCAGCAATGGGGGGTTGTGAGCCCTATCTGTCCAACAGATAGAAAGCAATGTAAAATGGCATTGTGTGGACACTTGGTGTTGTTTGCAGGTGGAAGAGATAACCCACACTCTCTAGATGGATATAATTTAAAGACAGGCCACTGGTTAACTGGAAAGGAAAAGGTTAGAATCTCCCATAATATAAACGGGATGGTTT